CTCATAGAGCTTGCCAAGTTTTATAAGATCATTGCCCCCAAGACTTGCAGCGGCCTTGAAGGCGTCAGTGACAGACTCAGGCAAAACGCTTGTCGTCCCCAAGAACTCAACCAATTGGTTATAAGCGTCAGAGGGAGACTCACCGCGCCATACGTTTTCTTTTGAATCAGACCAGTTTCCATTTCCATCTGAACGGGTAAAGTCACCAAGCCGATTCAGCGCCTCCATAACGCTCATTAAAGAGTTGCCGCCAATTATTTTTACAAGATGCTCCTCAACAGTCTTGCCGGCGCCTTCGTCATAGACCGGAATCCCACTAGACGCCCTAGTTAAAATTGACGTTTTACGCGCTTCTATTTCTGCGTTGCTTTCCTCTTTAGCTTTGGCTTCAGCTCGGCTGGTGATCTTGCTTGTCAGCATGCTTCTGACTCCAGTCTCACCCGCCTCACTCAGAATGGATTCAAGGTCAGAAAGATAGGCTGTCAATCTTTCATCAACTTGAACTGATGTGTCTCCGTTCAGGCGAACAACCAGCGCATTCAGTTGATCGGAACTTAACTCCAAACTCGAAAGTTTCGTAAGGGCTTGATTAAACGAAGCATCGTAAAGACGTTTCAGTGCCTTTGCCTTGAAGTCTTCGTCCGAACGAAGCCCTTTAATCCGCCTAAAAGCTTCGAAAAAGTTATCGCGGGTATAGGTGTAGGCGCCCAGCATTTCGGCAAGTTCAGCAGTCTCTTTCCCCTCAATCTCGTGCTTGGTGGCAGACGCCCCGTTTGCCTTGTATGTATTTACAGCGGACTTGAAGTGCTCTCGAAAGTTGTATCCAGCAACTCCATCAAAGCCCCGAATGATTTCAGAGATGCGCGTGTATGCCTCAAAAACAGGGCCGCCGCCTTTTGGGGGGGTTGATGTTTGAATGGACTGAAAGAGGGCTTCAGCTTCGTCATCAGTCAGCTTGCCAAGTATTCGGAAAATAGAGCCGTTGACATTGCTGTTAATCTCCGCCGCGATTTCACCAAGCTTTTGCTTTCTGACCTCGGGGTTATTGATTTGAACAGCCTGCGATGCTGCATCTCGAACAGAAGTAGAATAAACTCGTAAAGCAGTCTCTTGGTTACCCCCGGAGGCAAACATTGAATCCGCAAAGGTACGAGGATTTTCAAGCTCTTTAGCAATAACCCTGTCTTGAAGATCGGCTTCGTACTCAACAAGATTAATTCTGTTGTCAATGATGTCGTCAATGTCTTTGAGAATAGCCTCGCTATTACCAGAGGCCATTGACTCATTAAGGGCGGCCCTGCTCGTGGCGTCAATGCCTTCGGGTATAATCCCATTGGCTATCTTATACTTCATACCCCTTAGCAACAAAGGATCGGTGATACCATTCAGAGCGTAGGAAAAAACACCAGTGGCATAAGCCGACTGAAGTTTGTCCATATAGCCTTGGGATTCCTTCTCGGATAAAAGCTTGGCATTCGTCATGTCGGTGATGTTTTCAGCAACAGACCTAACGACAGATAGAGACGCCTCTATTCGGCCAGTATCGCCAGCGCTGATCTGGTCATTTTCGTCAAGACCAACAACTGTAAGGAAGCCTTCCCTAGCCATTTTGGCAACGGCATTCGTGCCTTCAACAATGCTTTCTTTCCCGCTCTCTTTAAGAGCGGCACGTTCAGCGGCGATCCTTCTGCCGACAAGGGTCTTTGTGATTTCCTTGTTGTAGTTATTGCCAACTTCGTCGATGTAGGCGCGGAATGGGCCAGTAGCGACATTCGTCATTTCGCCAACGTAAGAAGACATTGCGGCGTTAAACTTGGCTGGATCGCCGCCAGTTTTCTTGATTAGCTCGTCGGCCCTAGCTTTAATTTCATCGTCGTACGACTTGTAAAAGCGGTTAAGAACAACCTTCTGGTATGCCTCGGTATAGATCGTACCAGCGCCCTCTGGCGGCTCGTAGGCAACGGGCTCACCAGTATCGGGGTCGATGGTCACAACGTCTTGAGCGAATTGAGAGAGGCCGCCCTCCTCACCTTTTGCGGCCGCTACTCGGGCCGCATCTCGAAAGAACATGTCCGCAAGGTCACTTCCTGCGGAAGCCAGAGAGCGCCCAATCAGTGACCCATCGCTGGAATTTCCGGTGCTGACCCTGATCGGGCTCAAGCCAAACTGGCGCTCTTCTCTTAAGACTTTTGCCATTTCTTATTCCGCTGGGGTTTTTGTTTGATTGTATCTGTATATCCCACCAACCATCGTGGTGAATCCGCTAATCATTCCAGACGCCATAGCCTCTCTGCCTTTGCGTCTGGTTTCCGCTTGGGAGATATTGCTAATCAAGCTGTTCATCTGTTGCTGAAAGGCAATTGCGCTGATGTCTTCTCCGACCATTTGCTTCTGGCGCTCAAGAAATTTGTCAACGCTGACAGAACCAAGGCGGCCTTGGGAGGAGAATGCCGCGATGTTTGCCGACAAGTTGTCTTTGTACTGAAGGTGTCGCAGGCGCGATTGCTCAAGAGCTTGCGCCTTCCCCAGAATATTTTCAGTCTCTAGGTTGAAGGCTCCAAGTTCAGCACTAGCCTGCGCTCCAGCGCCAGCGGCAATACTCCCAAATGCGCTAACAGCGGTACTGATAAGGGCGAGAATCTCAAGAGCCATCTTAGAACACTACCTCTGCCGTTACGTCTATGACTTCCAAGTTGGTTGGCTCTGACTGTGTAATCGCAATCTGTGGGTCCCTTCCGAATCCTGTCGTCCTGATTTCGGATTTGCCATTGAAGGCTGTCGAAGAAGAGAACGGTCTTCCGTTTACGGTCGCCGCAGTCGTATTCCTGAAATCAACAATGGCAGAGCAAACACCGCGTGGGTCTCCCGTCATTGGACCATACTGAAAGCTGAAATCAATCGGGTTCGTAACCAAGGAAGCAATGTATGAAATCCCGACGTAAGCCTGAGTGTAGCTTACCGCTTCACCGCTCAAGTCTACCTGACCAGAGCTAACGGTAAATGTGCCCAGATAAGTTTTGACGCCGCCAGCAGTTACCCCGACAACGTGAACAACATCGTCGTTGTCATACTCGGAGCTTACCGTGGCAATGCCGGAACTGAGAGTGTAAAGCTTTGCGTTGTCCAGTGTGTAGTCTACATTGAACTCGCAAAGCCGAAGCGTTGAGCTATCCCACCAGACGTTTGCAAACAATCTGTCGTCAATTGAGACAACAGAAGAGAATGCTCCATTGCATGTGATCTTCGACCAAGCCGCTCTTTTTTCGGCGCGGTTTGAGTTGAAGCAAGAGATCGTCCCACTCGGATCGACAAACAAGCAATAAGATTCAGACAAGCTGAATGCGCCAGAGCAAACAGCAGAATCTATAGGGCCATTGACCAAGTGAGACGAAAGGCTGGAAACAGACGGAGAGGAGTAAGCATTCTCTTGGTCGGTGTAAATGTATTCACGCACAACATTGCCACCAGCTTGAACAAAAAGAGTGGCCCCATCAATAGGCTTTGGCTCAACAAAGATAGAACCGTATGGGGTTTGCCGCCTGATCTGAGCATTGGTCGGCGTTATTGACTGGTTGAGAAAGGACGGGACATAAAGCTCAGCGCTGGCTGTAAATACCTGAAGGTCCCTGTTCGAGACAATGTAACGAATTTCGTTCACATCCCCAGTTGAGCCGACAATATCAAAGGCGTCCGAGTCGGCCGCATCTCCGTAGTCAAAGTTGAAATACGAGCCCGATTTACTGAGCCAAAGCGTATCTGGCTCCGCGATAGTCCCGCCGAATATTAGCCTGTTCTCATGGAAGGTAACGGCTGCTGGATACCCACGCTTGGCAGAGAAGGACTGCTCATACCATGTCCGAACCGGAGCATGACTTGCGACACTGACATATCCGCCCCCGTCTTCAGAAGAGGTTGCAGAAGCTCCTGCCGTTATGACGTAAGTGTTTTCGTCAATGACTGAGCTTATTGTCTTGTTGCCGTTAATACTTGCCGCCGCGATCCCGCCAACGGAAGATGCGTTTGAAATGGTAACAGATGCGCCGGAAGATAAGCCGTGTCCGATATGCGTAACCTCGACAGACGTACTTCCTTCACGGGTTCTCAACGGGTTCAGAATTGATAGGCGCGTTGTCAAATTTGAAATGACAGTGCCAGTTGCCTGAGTCGCAGATTGAACGCTATCAATCTCAATCTCTGCGCCCTCTGTTCCGTACTGGAGAATGACGCCGACATGCAGAGAACTGAGGTAGTCACCGCCAGTCTGGCTTCCGGTAGTGTCAAAATAATCTGCGTTGGTTGTAAGCGTAACGCCAGACCCTGTAGTGGCCGAAGGATTAAGCGTTACATCGGCCGCATGGAAGTTTGAGTACGGCTGATAAATCTTGCTGCCGTCTGAGTTTGAGTCAAAGCTGTATGGCGTAATCTCAAACGATGTAAGCCCAGTTCTGACTAGCATCCTCGGCATGAAGAGGGGATGGCATATGAACATGACATCGCCATACTGAGAATGAGTATACTCATGAATGTAGTCGTCATCGAATGGAAGGGCGTTAGTGTCCGTATCTTGGGTGATTGTTGCCGCAAGCGATATGCTGCTTGTGTCCAAATAAAAGACACGAACCTTCGCGTGCTCAATTGAGACAATGTATCTTTCATCATCAGAGAAAATGAAATGAACAAGCTTGGACTGCATGGTCTTGCTTGTGTCTCTAGTGAGGCTGTAGTCGTATATGTTCTCAAGGCCCGGACGCCTGACAACGCCGCCCTCTGACCTGACAAGCATGTTCTGAACGGTCTGCGCAGAAGACGTGTATAAGCCAGAATCTGTTCTGGCTATCGCATAAGAGCTCACTTCCCCATACTGGAAATTTGTTATCGGAACTCTGATCTTCCGCATCAGGTATACCTTTGGGTAATAAACCTTGAGGTGTTTAGCTTTCTTGTCGTTTGCTGCTGGGAGTCGAGGCGTCGAGCCGACGCCATATGGAAGTTGGCCTTCTGCTCAAACAGGCTGGAGAGTTGAACGTCTCGCGCAATGGAGGTCGCAAAAACAGCAGCCATTGCATACTCAACAGCAATGATGAAGTACGGAGGCCAGTCGATCTCAGAGGCGCGATAGGTGTAATCCGCTATCACGGTGTCTTTCGGGCCATGATTCGCATAAATCGTATCGCCATAAACGTCATAAACAATTGGATTGTCGCCAACCGTCACGGCGTGAAGCAAGAGGCAATCGCTTGGAATATTGTATTCGTATTCCCACCTGCCAAGCGGAGAAGCGCCAGAGGTAATTATCTGCTCCTGCTTTGTCGCGAATCTCCATCGCGTGTTGGTCAAGGCGGAACGAGCAACGTCCTCATAGATAGCATCTGCAAGATCGGATTCCGCAGTTCCATCTGAGAATGAAGTGATTGGATCGCCGCCAACAAGCAGAAACCCACGGGAGCAAATTTGAAGCGGCGTTGTTGCTGGCATGTTGTGTATGGGGGGCCGAAGCCCCCCATCCTTTCTTAGTCGCCGTCAGTGGCAGTAACCGCCACGCCGTCAACAACGTCAACGGTCGAGCCGTCGTTTGCGTTGACATAAGTGTGGGACACTACCGGGGTTCCGCCAGTGCTGGATGCCACGATAATGACATCGTTTACCGCCAGCATCGCGGCAGCACTGTTGAAGTACCCTGCCGTGTTTACAGTGGCGATAGTGTCAGTCGTGGAGTAGAGCCAGAGAGACTGACCAGAGGCACCGCCAACGCGGATAAGAGCAGCCGAAGAGTAAGCCATATCACCTTTCCCCCTTAGTTGTTGTCGAGGACTTCGTAGACGCCGTTATCATTGATAACAACTGCGCCCATCGACATCATCGACGTGGTAAGGTGCGCCACTTTTTCAGCAACGTAGTTCACCTCGGTGCGAACATCTGCGTTGATACCAAGGCCAACAGCCGTGGTATGATACGCATAGTTCTTTCCACCAGCAACGGCAGACGTGGAGAAAATCTTGAAGCCCAAGAAGTCCTTCATTGTCATGCCGCCAGCAAACGGAAGGTTCTGCGGACCAACATAATCCGAGCTGGCAAACTCGGTGATGTTGAACAGGTCAGCAAAGCCAGCCGGGGCCATTGCAAGATAACGCTGCCCGTCTTCCGGAATATCTGCCGCACCCATTGTTTCAAACAGGACAAGCAAATCTGCCAGAACCAGAGCGCCGCCGGTATCTGCAATCTGGGTAGAGTTTGCGCCAGCGTCGAGAGCCGTCGTGATGAGTTCATCAGTCTTGCGCCCGAGAGCAGCGGCCGCCGAAGTGGCCACAGCTTGGCGCTCGTTGATGTTGGTCTTCAATTCATCCAACGAGTCAATGTACTCCGGCGCGTAGTAGTCGGCCATCGTGACGGTGACGTTTGTGTGCGCAAGGTCCATCGGAGTGATGTTACCGTTGCGGGCTTTGGTAGTGGCTGAACCAGTACCGATCTTCTGGAATTTGGCAGTCGATCCGCTGACGTTGTTCGTGCGGACAGTGTTCCGCATCTTCGAACCCATTCGCTGGTAGGCCAGCTGAACGTCAGCTTCAAACTGCGCGACGAAGGCTTGGTCGATTGTATTCGCCATATCTCGTAGTCCTTAGTTGAGTTTCGGATTCAACGGGTGTCCGAGTCTCACGTCTACGAGGGTATCCTTGCGGGCCTCTCAGTGCATAGCGGGCCGTGGTGTCCCATAAATAGAACCATCTTGACCGTAATTGCAATGAACAAATTCTATTACGTCATGCCCAAACTCTGTTTTCCCAGTATCAGTAGCCGTAAAGCCAAGCCATCCAAGCCATTGGCATATCATTGCGTTCTCTGCCCAGACGACACAATGAAGGCAGTCGTGGTAAGTATGGTAAAACGACATGAGCCTTGAAGAAGCCCGCGCAAATTTTGCAAAATTCCTTGACAGGTCTTTCGAGAAGAGGGCCCACATAAGCCCATGGCAATCAATGCCGGTAAGTGCGACTGGAGAACCGTGAAGGAGAACGGCAAATGCCGCATGGCTTGAAGATTCAAGGAGTCTCGGTATCTCGGTTTCGGGGTCCATCTTGTAGAAAATCTCGAACTCTCGCAAATTCTCGTCGCTCATATTGTCTATGAACGGACGGATATGCTCCGGCTTGAGAGCTACAAGATGGAGGCCCCTACTCTCTGCAATGGCCTTAGCCATAAAGCTTTTTGAATCCCTCGTTTACTTTCTTGATGTACGCCGGATCGTGCTTTGTCCTGTCGGAATATCTCGGGTCGTCCATCATGGAGCGCAGCGACTCAAGTGTAAGGGTGGCAGGAGCATCAGAATCACCGCTGAATGATTTTGATTTCTGACTCTCCATGATTGCCTCAAGCGCGATGATGCCTTCATGCGTTTCGCACATGCGCTCTATGGCTGGCATTGCATCTGCCGGAAAGAACTTGTTTGCAAAAAGACTTGCCGCATTGATTCGGTCTTCAGCATTCTCTCCAAGCTTATCGTATTCCGCCTTCAGGTTTGGGCTCGACATCGAGTCCATATAGACCTGAATTCCTTTCTCGAACTGGTCCTGACTGAACCCATTTTCAAATGAATGCTCAGACCACCACTTGAGAAGATCGCTATCAACGGTAGACTTCTCGTCCACAAAGTCAGGCACCTTATAGTCGCCAGCTTTTTCCGGGCGGTTGCTGTACCTTTCTGCCGTGATTTCATCCATCAGCTTTTTCTTGATGTCCGCATCGCGGGCTCCAAGCTTTGACTCAAGCTGCTTGTACGCCTTTGCCAAATCTTCTGGGGTTGAATACTTTTCAGGCAGCCACTCGGGCCGCTCCTGAATTTCCTCAACAACCTCTTCTTCTTTTTCCTCGACGGCCTCACTCATTCACTTTCCTCCTGTGAGCATTTGCCACTCTGCGCTCAATAAGCCCAACGATGTACCGCTGTCCCTCGCTGTGAAGCAACTCATTGTGCGCTACATTCGGACCATGCACCATCTCAATGGTAATGGACCGAAGGTATCGAAGAACCTCTTTGCCTGTCTGTGTCGAGAAAACAGACGCAAGGTTCTTGTCGA